TTGGTAAGTAGGGGTAATATAAGCTACACGCTTTTTATTGACCGCAGTATCTATGCTTATCGTTTGGCTAATCAATGACTTACCAAACCTTCTACCTGCCATCATTACAATAAACCTACTATCACATTCAATTACTTGCTTTTGCGCAGGGTGTGGGTTATGTAACTTCAAGCCTATTGTCTGCATTATCTATCGTAAGTTATTTTAATCTCACTTACTTCGTGCTTGTTTTCTGACTTCTCTACTAAGCTATTCAATCGCTGAGTTATGCTTGGATTGTAAACCCCTGCCATTCCCCCTTCGATTTGGTCTTGCCTAATTTTTTTCCTAATATGCGAACAGATGGTTAAAAAATCTGCGTAAGCATTATTTGTGTTAGCAAAGTAATGGCTTAAATCTCCTATAATTCCTTTGTCTGCGCAATAGTTTTCAAAGCCTTCTATTGTCAAAGGTCGCTCTCTTAATCTGTAAACTTCGTCTCCGTCTTTGCCTACAAAATCGTGTACTTTAATAGGATTACTTTTACAATACTCGCAATATTCTGTAAAGTATTGAAGCATTAATTCTGGTGTCTCTATAAGTTTAAACCTACCCATCTATTTTGTTTTTATAGTGTTGGCATATTTTATCCATTACGGAAAGGTAATATGTGTTAAAATCTTTGTAGCCTTCGTTGTCTTGTTCGTATGTTTTGTATAAGATGCCCCTTAATCTTTGGCTCGGTGTTTTAAAGGTGTCGGGGTCAGCCTTTAGGTTTTCTACTACGTCTTGCTCTTCTTTACTAAACGGCTCTTCTTTAATTGCTAAGTAACAAAACTGTTGGTTAAGCTGAAACAAAGAAGCTGCATCTTTAGGACTAAGTTCTTGGGTTGCTAAGGTAAGCTTGATTGTTTTGTCTTTGCGTGAGGCAATGCTTTCTATTTGGCTTGATAGTAATATCATAGTATTCCGTTTATTATATCGTTTGCTTCGTCTATTGCATCTTCTTGGTCTAAGTAAGTGTCTACGTCTGCTATATGTTTGTTAATTAAAGTTTCTGCCATTGAGTAGGTATAATGTCCTATTGTGGTCATATCTTCTCCGTTTTTACCTGTCTTACATACGGCTAAAAAGAAAACCTTATGAGTTAATAAATACCATATAGCCCATAACTTTCTCATCTGCCTTGTCCTTTGTAATCTTTAGGTCTTGGATTGTGCTTGTTAAAGGACTTCTTTGCAGAGCCTCTTTTGCGTTTGCCAAAGCTAACTTTGTTATTGTTCTCTTTAATCTTTGCCATATAATTTAGTCCAAGTTGTAGGTTGTGATAAATCTTTTATATTAGTGTACCCTTTAGTTTTAAAATAAGTATCCCATTCGTCTTGTTCTTTAATATTAATATGTCCCCAAGACTCGTCAAAGCCAGGAACTCTTTGCGATGTGCTACTAAACAAAATGTAATTAGGCTCTATCTTGCTAAACAAATAATCAAGTTCTTTGTCTGTCATATGCTCAGCCGTTTCTATAAAGTTAAGTAAGTCAGTAGTAATAGGTTTGTCTACTATTTCTACATAAGGCACGTTCTGCTTCATATAATCTTGGTGCGACTTAAATATTTCAAAGGCTTTTATATCGTAACCTGCTTGGTAATAAGCATCGGCATAAACTCCTGTTCCTGCTCCGTAATCTAAAACTGACTTTATGTTTAGGTCTTTAATCTGCGCAACTGTATTTCTTGCCAAGTCCTTAAAGAAATCATTGTGCATTCCTATTCCTGCTTTAAGTTCGTATTCTAAAAACTCGTCTTCGGTTATTAGCATCGGTATTTTTGTTTATGTATGTCTGTCAAAAATTCTTTATATTGTTTTTTGTCTCCGTATTCTATGTGGCACTTCCTACAAAGTCCCATTAGGTTTTCTATTGTGTCCTTCTCATTACTTCCACCCATTCCCCTCGCCTCAATATGATGCACATCTACCGCTTGTGAGCCACACACTTCGCAAGGAATGAAGTCGGTTTTTTTATACCCCATTCCCTGCAAATATATTTGTGTGTGTTTCTGCATAGCTTCCCCATTAAATTTTCCGTTGATTAATAATTAAAAAATTTAACTATGCAAATTATTTATTGTCTATTTCTTTTAGCTTATTAATTGCCCACTCGATACCACTTGTACCGCCCCAGCAGTCCCACATTAAGCCGCCACAACCTTCGCTATAAGGAACGTCTTTATGCTGCTGATGTCTTTTAAATGAAGCCATACGAGCAATAGTGTCTCTACTTATCCCTTCTCTATTAGCTAATTGGTTTGCTCTTGCCTTGCCTGTTGCTTCTCCGCAAGAACCCCACCCGTGTTCCTCTACCCACTTTAAAGCACGTTTTGCGTTATTAGTAGCTGACTCAGGATAGTCGGTATAGCTTTCGGCAAACTTTCCACCTGCAAGAATAGCTTTCCAAACTTGCATAGCTTTTTCCTCGGTTTCGTACACGCACCCACCTTGTCCTATTTTCCATTTTCCTGAACTGCATTGTGTTACTGGCATAGTTTACTATAAATATACTTTCGGTCTAAATTTATCTCATCAAAGTTATACTTCTTTTGGCAGAACTCAAACAACTTCTGTCCGCTTTCTTTTCTCATATCCGCATCGCTTACCAAATCTCTTATATGTTTATACCAATCCTTTTGGCTTTTAACGTAATGTACGGGCATATCTAAGTAAGGGTTAACGTGGCTAACTATGGCAGGGTTCTTTTTAGAAGCCGTTTCTAATACTTTAAGGTTTGATTTCATAGCGTTGAACTTGTTATCTACCAATGGTATAACTGAAATATCTGAGTCCGTATAAGCACCCATATATTCCGTAACCTTTGCATAGTTATAGATCGTCGGGTTAAGCTTTAAACCACAAGTGAAGCTATCAATCATTTTATCCCAGATAGGTTTCTCCGCATCATTGTAACCTGCTATTACAGTTCTTATATTCATACCTTGTAACCTTTTAAAAGGCTGCCTAAGTATTTCTAAATCTCGCTCGTGCGTTCCGCTTCCTGACCAAAACAATCTGACCTTGTAATCTTCGGTCTTATTATCCTGGAACTGCTCTTGTCCGTAGGGTAAAGCGTTTGGCAATATGTGTACATTTTTATTGTAAGGACTTATCTCTGCTGCTAACCTTTCGTGAGTGCAGGTGCATAGGTCTGCTATCTTTAAGTAATCGGTAATTAGTTTAGGTATGTTGTTAAGCTTATATCTGTAATATAACAAATGGCTTTCGTTTAGTTCCCAATGGTCGTCATTATCGACTACTAATTTAAAGCCGTACTTAGTGCGCCAGGTGTCCATTTGCTTTGCATCTATCTCATTAAGCATTCTATTCATAAGCACAATATCCCAACCCTGCTCAAGTAGTTCGTCATTCAATACATCTGTAATAAGTGCGTACTCTTTTTCTAAGTGTACTATCGGCATCATTATTCGGTGCAGTCCTACACCTGAGTTGGCAGAAGTTATACAAAGTATTTTCATTTGCGTTTCTTAGGTTTAGGTTGTAAGTCATACCATTCGTAAAGCCTTTTAATCATATCAAATATACAATGGCTGCACCATACTGTTAAAATAAAATCTGGGTTGATATACTTGCGGTATATATGCTCGTACATTTTTAAGATGTCTAAATCTATATTCCTTACATAGCCATTCTGCACCATTTCGTAATTAGGTCTATGTAGGTCTAAATAATTTCTGTGTTCTATTTCCATAAGTTCCACATTAGTTTTGAAAGTAAAGGTGCTAACACTCCTGGTATAAATACAAAAGCAATTATGTCGGTACATATTGTAGGAAGTAAATATAAAACTAAACCTGTCCAAGCTGCTAAACAACTTGTGCAACTAAAAGGCTTAAAATCTAATTTCCACTTTCTATGAAATTGGTGTATCTCTACAAAGAAAATTGCAAAGCATATTGCTGCTATAATAATCATTTACGTAATTTTTTTTTAAGTTCTCGTTTAGTAAGTTTAAGCTCCCTATGTATTGACATATAAGGTATTCCGGTTACTCTGCTTAGTTCTTTAGCATTGCAGTTATGTTTAATAGCATATACTCTTAAAAGTTCTGCTTTGTACCAGTGCATTTTAGATAATTCATATTCTACTTTATTAAGTAAATCTTCATCTATATCATGTGAAATTAAATTTATTTCTAATGGTTTTCTATATGTTCTATAAAATTTACTTGTGTTACTTTGCATCATATTAATCATTGTTCTAACCAAGTAAAACTTTAATACATTCCGTGTTCGCATATCAATTAAACGCTCCTCCTCCATTTCACATAGCACCTTAAATAATTCACTTCTTAGATCTTCTCGTAAATCTTCAGGTTGCATTTTGTCTATTGCTTCCCTAAGCTCTTGGCTTTCCCAAAGTTCTAATATGATGCTATTCCTGTTCATATTGTTTTAAGATTAATTTGCCATTTTTTTCGGTTGCTATATAACAAAAACAATTTGCCGTTTTTGCTAAGTTTAAGAATGCTATTTGGTAGCTGCTTAGTTTATCTCCAATGGCTTTTGTTTCGCAGTATACCGCTACTCCGCTTTGAGTGTGAAAGCCTACAACATCAGGAACTCCTTTAAGTCCTATGAATGTACGACCACGAACCGCAAGATTGTTATTGCGCCATACAAAGCACCCGTTTTTATTTAGAGTTTTTATTGCTTCTTTGGTTAATTCGTTTGCGGTCATATTACAAAACTATATTAAGAAAACGAAACTTTGTCAAATTTTATTTGTTCCTCAAAAAATAAAGCTACGGCTACGGCTCGTGCCTGGTTCTTAAGCCATTGCTCAGTCCATTCGTCTCGATACTGCTTAGCACTTATGATGTCCATTTTATTAGCGTTGTAGGTAATAATCTCCATAAGTTTCTTTTTAGCAACTGCGCCATCTTCTTTTGTCCATACCTTGATGCCTAAACTATTAAGCTTAGTAAATACTGATAATGGGTTAAACAACCTATCAAATGTTCGATTTTCTAACAACTTATATTCTTGATAACTGTAATCAATTATTTGTAAATCGGTTAAATGTGGTATTGCTTCTACTCGTTCTTGTGTCATCATTTTTCTTACTTCGTTTGCTTTTTTCTTGTATTTATCCATTACCTGACTAAAATAAGCAGGACTGAAGTTCTGGTAATGATCTATAAAGTCATTGGCTACCATTTGTTTAAACGCTACTTTAACCTCGTTTATTGTAAAGTTTCCGTATTCACTCCTAACCCAATCTTCTAAAATTGCTAACTTAACTTCTCCAGGATTGTTAATACCTACAAGCTGCATAAGATAAACAAGGTTTTGTTTAAATATGGTAGAGTTCAGGTTCCGTATCCGTTCCCCCGAAAAGCTTTGCATAATCTCCTGCTCCATAGGTAGTAGAGTGGATATAGTTGTAATTGGCAAGGTTGTCGAGTTCGTGCTTATTAAGTTTTGGCTGATTGTTTGTAGTTCCTTTTGCATATTGTTTAGTGTTAGTTATCCAATTATTTGCTGATGCTCTCCAATTTTTCATAGGGTTTTTACCTACTTTCCATCCGTTACTTTCGTAATAATTAAAAAACTTTTCGGCTTCTATTTTGCCTTGTTCTAATCCAATACGAAAACTAAAATATTCTAAGGCTTGTTCAAAATTACATTTTGCATTTGTATTTTCTGCAAGTTTTTTCTTTACCATTACCTTATCCTTATCCATATCCATTTCCTTATCCATATCCATAGCACCATACAAGGGGCTTACAAGGGGCTTAAATTCGTCATCTATTAAATTGTATTTTTGTAAAACTTTTATAATTCCGCCGTGTGCTTTATTGTCTGGGTTAAGTCCACTTGGATACTGAAAATCTATAAAGGAAGGTATGTACCATTTGTTACCTTCGTCTATTCTAATAACCTTATCTCCAAAAAATTTTAAAGCTTCACGCTCGGTTATTTGTTCACCTATTTTAATTCTTGCTACGTCAATGTCTACCTGCCAAATTCCTGCGTGGTCGCAGTCATCACAGATATAAAGCCATAAAAGTTTGTAAGGTGCTGAAAGGTTACGAATGAAAGGTTTTTTCCATTTCTCCGTGTCTGTAAATCTTTTTGCCATAAAAAAAAGAAGCCCCCAATAGAGTCGAGCTATCAGAGGCTATTATTTAACCACTAAACACATTATCGGCTCGACTTCCGCTAATGTATTTTTTATTTATGTTGCAAATATACACTAAATTTCTTTAAGTTCTAATTTTAAGCAAAGTTTTTTTAGCTTAGTTTTAAACCAGTCCTCAGTTTCTATTAGGTTATTCGCTTGTTTTATATTATGGATAGCAGTGGTATGGTCGCTTGTTCCTGTGTATTGGCTTATCTCCTTAAGGCTCAATTTAGTATAACGCCTTAGTAAATATGCCGCAGCCTTTCGACCAAACGTTGTTTTTAATGATCTATCCTTAATTAATACATCGCACTCAAACTCTTCGTCTACCAATTTAACAATAGTCCTTGCGCCAATGTCTAACCCTAAAGGTTCGTTATCTTCTATGC